GGTGATCCCGCCGAATGGCGTAAAGACCTCCTCAAAGTTATACACTACGCAATCATGCAACTCCACGTACACGATACTGAAAATAAGGATTAATTATGGGTATTGAAATTAATGTTCCAATCGAGAAACTACGCGAACGCAAGTTGTTCGTAGCAGCTCCAATGTATGGCGGCCAGTGTGCCGGCATGTTCACTCGCTCTATTGCCGATCTCTCGGCGCTTTGCACTCACTATGGCATTCAGGTAAGATTCTACTTCCTCTTCAACGAATCACTGATTACTCGTGCACGTAACTACTGTGCTGACGAATTCATGCGTTCAGGCGATACTCACTTGATGTTCATTGACTCTGACATCGGATTCAATGCTAACGACGTCATCGCTCTACTTGCGCTTCAATCGCAGAATCCAGAAGACGATGATTACGATATCATTGCTGGTCCTTATCCGAAGAAGTGCATTAGCTGGGAAAAGATTAAGCTTGCAGTTGATAAGGGCTTTGCCGATGAAGATCCTAACCACCTTGAAAAGTATGTAGGTGACTACGTCTTCAATCCAGCTGGTGATAAGGGTGAAATTCCTCTTGGTGAACCAGTTGAAGTTCTTGAAGCTGGTACCGGATTTATGATGATTCGTCGTAACACCTTCGATAAATTTGCTGAAGCATATCCTCAGCAGATGTACAAGCCAGATCACGTACGTACAGAACACTTTGATGGTACACGTGAGATCATGGCGTTCTTCGATACTCCTATCTGCCCAGACAGTAAGCGTTATCTGTCTGAAGACTATATGTTCTGTCAGTGGACTCGTAAGGCTGGCATGAAGGTATGGTTCTGCCCATGGATGCAATTGCAACATGTTGGCATGTATGTGTTTGGCGGATCACTTGTTGATCTTGCGCAAATCGGAGCAGCAGCAACTGCTGACGTTTCTCAACTTAAAAAGAAGTGATTGACATTTATAAGCAAATGTATTATACTTGCTTATAGTAAAACATTATGGAGATTATTATGAAGTTTGATTCGAATACACTACAAGTTCTCAAGAATTTCTCGGCCATTAACAAGAATATTATGTTCAAGCCCGGTAATGTTATCCGCACTATTTCGGATACCAAGTCGGTAATGGCTAAGTCGACTATAGGCCAAGAAATTCCCAAGGGCTTTGGCATCTATGATCTGTCTCGATTCCTCGGTACTCTGTCTCTGTTTAACGACGCAGAACTGGATATTCAGGACTCGGTAGTAGAACTGCGTGAAGGTAAGAACAAGTTCAAGTACGCTCTGTCTGATGCATCGTTGATTATGGTTGCGCCTGACAAAGATATTGTTCTTCCAGATCCAGAAATTGAATTTACTTTGACTCAGGAAGCACTGAATCAAGTAATGAAGGCACTAAGCGTTTCTCAACTTCCTCATATTGCGGTGACAGGTGATGGTACTACCATTCATCTTCAGGCAATTGATGCTGAAGGCAAGACGAACGACGCATACAGTGTCGAGGTTGGTACTACATCAGCCAACTTCCGCATGGTCTTCCGTGCAGACAATATCAAACTGATTCCAGGTAACTATAACGTTCAGATCTCTGCCAAGGGTCTTAGCCACTTCAAGGGTACGAACGTTGAATACTGGATCGCTGTTGAGTCCAGCTCTACTTATCAGGGCTGATGTGAATGCTGGTCACTAAGCCAGAGTCCGTGGATTTACGAACATCGCGACGGACACCTTTTTTATTATGGAGATATTATGCTTGAAGAATTTTTGTGGGTCGAAAAATATCGTCCCAAGACTGTTGCTGACACCATCCTTCCTGAAGATTTGAAGAAGGTATTCCAACAGTTTGTAGATCAAAAGAACATTCCAAATCTCATTCTCTCTGGTACGGCAGGTGTTGGTAAGACAACTGTCGCCAAAGCCATGTGTGAAGAACTTGGTTGCGACTATATTGTCATCAACGGCTCGATGAATGGTAACATCGATACTCTGCGTAACGATATTTCTCGTTTTGCCAGTTCCGTGTCTCTATCTGGTGGCCGTAAGATGGTTATCCTTGATGAGGCTGATTATCTGAATGCTCAATCCACTCAGCCAGCTCTACGTAACTTTATGGAAGAGTTTAGTGCCAACTGTGGTTTCATTCTTACTTGTAACTTTGTTGATCGTATCATCGAGCCTCTCCACTCTCGTTGTTCGGTGATTAAGTTCAAAATTCGTAAGTCTGAACTTCCGGAACTAGCCAAGCAGTTCCTTCGTCGTGTTTGTGGTATTCTAGATAATGAAAGTGTAACCTATGATAAATCAACTGTCGTCGAAGTTATCAAAAAGCATTTCCCAGATTGGCGTCGTGTTATCAACGAACTCCAACGTTACAGCGCTACTGGAAGTATTGATACCGGTATCCTTCGTAACTTTAGCGATGATTCTCTCGGCAAACTGATTGGTTACATGAAGGACAAGAACTTCACTGCTGTTCGTAAGTGGGTTGCTGAGTCTGACATGGATACCAATGAATTCTTCCGTGCCTTCTATGATAAGGCTGAAACTTATCTAGTTGCCGGTAGCATTCCAATGATGGTACTTCATCTCTCTAAGTACCAGTATCAGAATTCATTCGCTGCTGATCCTGAAATCAATCTCGTTGCTTGTCTTACCGAGATCATGGCTGACTGTACGTTTGCATGACCTGGTTGTCACGATCAAAACGTTGTGACGTATGCGATGAGAAGTATCTCAAGAGTGTACCGTTCCATGAGATGCGGCTAAACACCGACGATGGAGTGGTCTCTCTTGAGATCTGTGAGAAATGTGCAGACTTCTTCGATAAGTCTGCTGATGTGATTATGAAGGGTGGACAACAGGATGAACCCATTTGATTTTGTAACATCGATTAATACGTCGAAAAAGAACTTGATGAAGGGAACTGAAAACGACGAATTAGCCGAAAAGACTTATAGCCCATGGCTTACTAATAAAGCTCTTTCATACTTTGCAGATACTATTCATGCTGCAAACATGATGAACTGTAACCACCACGCCGACCATAAGCTTCAATATTCTTTCTTGATAAATATTATACGACCCAGTAAACGGTTTTCCAAGTGGGTGAAAAAAGAAAAGGATGAAGATCTTGAAGCTATCATGGAACATTTCGGATATAACCGACAGAAAGCCAAGACCGCTCTCGAGCTCCTCACACCTGATCAGATAAAAACAATAAAGAAAAAGCTTGATAAGGGTGGGATAAAAAGATGAGTTTAATCGATAGTTTAATTGAGGTGAGACTGGGAGAAGAAGACGATTTCCTAAAAGTACGTGAGACACTGACTCGCATTGGAGTTGCATCGCGCAAAGATAGCACACTCTATCAGTCATGCCACATTTTGCATAAGCAAGGCAAGTACTACATTGTACACTTCAAGGAATTGTTTGCTTTAGATGGCAAACCTTCAAACTTTTCAGATGAAGACAAAGGTCGCAGAAATACGATTGTCCAGTTGCTTTCAGACTGGGGATTGATCGCGGTTGTAGAGCCAGAAAATATCAAAGCTCCTGTGACTCCATTGAGTCAGATTAAGATTCTTCCGTTCAAGGAAAAAGATCAATGGACTCTGGTTACCAAATACAATATTGGTCGAAAAAAATAAGTCATTCATTACATAAAAAATAAAAATGCACTTGGTTGATTCCGAGTGCATTTTTTTATGTACATTATTTGAAAGTTTTGATATACTAATAATATAAGGAATGAACGAAGGAATTCAAAATGCTTACGCTTTCTGATATCAATGCTGCAACCAATAGCCGTGATGGTGACATCTATTCGGACCTGCACAAGGATGTGTATGGCTTTCGTCCTCGTGGTGTAACGTTCGCTTCGACTGATGAGTTTGATGCTGACTTTGAGCGTCTTGTTGAGATGCTCAACGAGCAGAACGAGCTTGAGCAAGCTTGGAACGAACGTAACTTTGTCGAGTTTGTTGCTCGCGTCGAAGAGACGATGCGACTCGTTCAAAGCTCCACTCGTGAACGTGCAATTGAGATCATTGCAGAAGCCGAAGGTATCTCCAAAGGCGAGTTCGATTTCTATGGTCTTGAGATTCTCGAGTACAAGTTCGGTCTTAAGTTCGGTTCAATTGCCAAGTGGTTGTCAGAATAATGACCGATCTTTCTGCGTGGCTCAATGACGATCCTATGGTGAATGAAATCCAGACTTTGTCTGAAAAGATTCGCCAACGTAGGACACAGATGTTGGTTCACTCTTATCTCTATTATGTTCTTGACGAGAATGTAGTAGACGATGGAAAGTGGCAACAATGGGCTGACGAGTTAGTCGAGCTACAGAAGCAGAGGAAAGATATCGGCTTCTATGACGAGGCTTTTGCTGACTGGTCTGGTGCAACTGGTACACATTTACCGTTTGATAAGTGGGTTGTTG